CAAGAGCATGAACTCGCCGCCGACGGCCTTATAGCCTCGCCACGCGAGCGCCGCGCTCAAGCCCTTTGTGAAAACGACCGCCGTCACGATAAGCACGGCGAGGAACTCCGCCGCCGCGAGGCGGCTTTTCTTTTTGCGTCTCATTCTCTACCTCCCGTAATTATGTGGAGCGGGCAATTATCGAGGCGCTCTTTCGACACTCTGATACCCCGCGTCGCGTAAAGCGTCCCGCGAGCCGTGCAAACGCCGTCGCTACCGCGTCCTCTATTTCCGCCCATGTTTTCGTAATACTTGCACATTTGGCAAGCCGCCGGGATTTTTCTCATTTGAGTTACGACGACGACTTTTCCGAGTAGCTCGCTCATTTGTCCGCCTCCTCGCCCCAATCAATAGCCTTTCCGCATTGTCCGCAAAAGCTGTTGCGATTGCCGTCCTCGTTGTAGAGATATTCTCCGCTTTTACAGTTCTGACAAGCTAAAATGTTCTCGTCGCCGTCGGGGTACGGGCTCGCTTTCATTTGCAGATAGAGTGCTCCTTGTGCCACGTTACACGCCGCCCGAGTGCGCGGCGTATCCTCGCAACGTTCACGGCGAGTCACGTCCAGCACCATAAACGCGAGTTCCGGTGTCATTTTCTCGGACGGCTCACGGGAAAACTCTTTTCGCGTCGTGTATTTGCACGGATTTCCACAATTTCGCTTGTTGCACTCGGTATTTTTCTGCGGGTCGCACTCGTATAATTTCGGAAAGTTCATTTTTTCTCCTCCTCGTCCTCCGGGATAGGCGTAAAGCACTCGCAACGGAGGACGCGCTCTTTTTCGTCTGCGTGTATCGGGCTCGGGCGGCGGCTGTCCATGCGCTCTATACACGGGATACAGTAATCGCCGTCTCTGCCCTTGCGCGGGTCGTGTACCTCTCGAATGTTGTCGCATTTCCGGCAATCGAACTCATACCGCCATTTCGGGAGGTTTGACTTTCTGCGTCTAACCATTCTCCGCCTCCTTGTGGCTTGCTCCCCGGCATTGAGCCGGGGAGCTTTTTAATTCCGAATTTTACAGGTCAAAGCCGGGCGCGAAGCCGAGGGAACAGCTCGCGTTGTTGTAGTTGACTGTCCCGTCGGTGTCCACAAACACGAAATAGTAGGAGTAGCTCGCACGCGGAGAACGGAGCCACCAATACCACGTCCCATCTCCGACGCGCTCTTTCACGCGGTCACGCTCACGCTTGAAAATCTCAAGTTGAAAGCTGTCCGGCTCCTCGTTCCACCAATCACCCGCGCCGAAAACGTCGGTCGCGGAGGGTATCCACAGAGTATCCGCGTACTCGTGACGTTCTCCGTCGATTTCCTCGGACATGAAACGAGGCTCGAACGCCTCCGCGAGCTCGTCCGGGAAAAGCGGGAGAATATCCTCGAGGACGTGTCGCCGCCCCTCGCTCTTGAGGTATCCGCCCTTGTTGGTCGGCGTGTCGTTCATGCGCCACTTATCCGTGAGGCAGTCCTCGAGGACGAAGCGGGCGCGCTTCTCGTTGACATATCCGCCGCAAACGGCGTTGACGTGCTCGCCGTTCTTGAGCTCGATAGCGAACTTGTCGCCCGGGCGGATAAGCTCGAGGCCGTTCCCGCTCGAAATGGCATTTTTGAGTTCCGCGAAAGAGATTTCCTTGTTCCTTGTGGTAATGAGTTGCATCGTCTTTTCCTCCGTTCAAAAGATTTTACAGAAATAGTGATTGCCGATAATCATATCGACGCTCTCGTTATAAGGCGCGGTCGAAAAATAGACCGTATCCTCTGAAAGAATGTGCTCCCGCTCCTCTATGGCGGTATGCACCGCGAGATATTGTTCCTTGTCCGGCTCCGCCGAGTAGAGGTACGGAGCGGGGGAGAATTGCCACACGTCTCCGTATTTCTGAAATACGACCTCCTCGACCGTATCCGGGAAATACTCGGAGAGCATACGGTTTAGAACGACCTCGACGACGGCGACTTGTCCCTCGAAGCTCTCGCCGCGCGCCTCGTGGTAGACGAGGCAAGCAAGGATATAAACGTCCTCGTCGCTGAAATGGAGCTCCGCGTATCTGTTCTCGGGCTCCTGCTCTACCGTCAGCTCCTCCGGCGTTTCCTCCGCCGCCTCCGGCCTTGCCGGTGCTATGTATGTCAGCGTTTGCCGTTCCGCCGCAAGTGCGCTTGTCCGCTCCGCGACCGGCTCCGGCGCTGTCTCGCGGATGCGGAGCGTCACTATGAGCGCCAACGCAAAGAGGAGAGAGGCGAGGAGCGCGGCTTGCATCCGGCGGCGCTGTCTGCGGCGTTTCCGCCGCTCCTGCCTTGTCATGGTCTACCGGCCTCCGGCGTATCCTCTGCGAGTACGATATACTCGCACTCCCGGGCAATTACCGTCCACCGAACGCCCCACGCACGGGCGGCGGCGTGTACTGCCTCGTATTTGTTCACGCCGTTTACGGTGAGCTCGCCGTATTCCTTGTGACGGACGAGGTATAATTTCATCGTCCCGGCAAAGCGCGGGCGGTATCCCGCCGGTGCTGATTGCTCGCGTTTCATTCCGCTACCCTCCCGTCGATAAGCTGAAAGCTCTCTCGGATGGTCGTCGGCTCCCGTCTGCCTACCTCGAACTCGAGGACGCAATATCGCCCGGCAGGATGGATATATACGACCGTCCTGGGAACTCCTTTCGGCTTTCCGTCTTTGCCCGGAACGTCGAACGTCGCGGGCTTTACCGTGATGCGGTCGCCGAGCTTAATCATTCGACCACCTCCGGCGCGTCTGCCGCCTCTGCGGGCTTGTCCGCCGCCGGAGCCGTCTTATTGTTCGCCGCGCGGAGGAAAGCGTCGCGGAGCATATTCACGAGCGGAGAGGCCGTCGTCGGAGTCGCCGGAGCATCCGCTTTCGGCTTGTCCATATCCGCCCGCTCGACGAAGCCGCATAAAATCGCCGCCGAGACTACCTCACCAACGAAGCCGCCGACCTCGCTCTCGGCGAGTGTCTGCGTCCTCGTGCGGACTTTGAAAGCGCCGGTCTTGAAATCAAAGACGACATACGCCCGCTTTCCCTCCGGCGGCTCGATTTTGACCGCCGCCGCATCCGCGATAACCTCCTCGGGGCTCGGCACGGTATAACCGGCCTTTTTCAGAGTGTCCAGTTGTGCCGCGTCGAGAGCGAACGCCTCGCCGCCGAGTTTCTTTGAATAGAGCTTTTTCATTCGTTTACCTCCGTTCTGTATCTCGTGTTAAAATCGCCCGGCTTGTAAAGCTCGCAACGCTCCATATCCGGGCGGCGTACCTTTTCGCGTTGCGTTTTGCTACGTTCGACCATGCAACAATATCCGTTGCCGTCTTTCTTGTATCTGTCAAGCCATTTGCACCCGTGTCAATTCACATTTAGCCCTCCTCGCTGATAACGGCGATTTTTGCAAGAGCGGACGTTTGCGCCCATTCCTCGGCGAGAATACGGGAGCTCCGCTCGAACTCCTGCGAGAGTGCGGCGAAAGCGTCCTCGTTCCTGTCCTTGACCGCGCTCCACATTTCCTTATGGACTTTCTCAATATCTGTGTGCATCTGCTTTGTGCGCTCGATGCACTCTTTCAGCTCCGCCCACGCCTCACGGTCAGAGGCGAAGCCGCGCCCGCGCTCCTCCATTGTGCCGGAGACGGCCTCCGCGACGGCGGCTTGCAAGTTTGCCATAAGCCGGACTCTCGAACTCGTTTCGCTCATTGTGTTATTCCTCCTTTATTTCCCCGCCTCGATAGCTCGGAGCGGACTTTCGTCGCTCATGCCTCGCATGAGAGCACTCATTTTGATAGACTCCTCGAGGCTCATTTCCTGCGGCTCTATGTCTGCGCGTATTGCAAAGATACGGTGCTTTTGAATGTAGGCCGCGAGGAAAGCGTCCTTTTCTTTTTCCCAAAGCCTTTTATAGAAATCGAAAAGATACTCGATTTCCACCTTTTCGGCGGGAGTGCAATCCGCGCCGAGTTGAGTCCTAACCTTGCGCCCGCTCGCGGTATATACGAGCTCGTAGGTGTAGCCGCCCGTGACCTTGTAGACCACTTGCTTGAGGATTTTCTTTTCCTCCCCGCCGTGATATGTGAAGTCGTGGCGGACGCGAGTCTCCTCGTCGAGCTCTGCCTCCGAAATGCCGTATTTCTTCATCATGCGAGCAAGGAGCTTTTCGGCGTTCTCGGCCTCTCCGCCGACTCCGTGCTCGGCAAGCGCGCGGATTTTCTTCAATAATGCCGTTTTATCCATTCTCGCGGCTCCTTTCCAGTTTTGGACACCATGCCGGGATATACGGGTCAAAGCGTTTCACGCCAACGACGCGCCCCTTGCATCTTCCGGGAGCAAAGCACCGATAGGAGATAATGTCTTTCGCCCACGGCTCCGTAACAACGTGCTCGCACCCCTCGCAAGTATGGGAAAAATCGGCGTTCATTTCTCTACCTCCGCCGCCGGGAGGCCGAGCCACCATAGCGGATTGTCCCGCTCCGGGCGGCGGCAGTCGTCGCAATCCGCCGCCGAGCACGAGGAGCAATAGAGCCGGTGAAAAGCATCGTCCCACGGCGTTTCAATCGCCGGGAGAGCCCGGAGGAGGCTTGCCAGCGCCTCCTGGCTCTCCGTGACTTTCTCGAAAACGTTCATTCCGCCGCCTCCGCCGTCCTGCTCGCCCTGCTTGCCTCAATAGAGGCCATCTGACGAAAGTAGAAAATTCGGTTGAAATAATACTGTGTAAAGAGAAAACCGACCTCGAGCCTTACCTCGTACCCGAGCTCTCCCGTGAAAAAGTTGCTCAAAGCCGCGTATCGCGTTTCGAGGCACTCGAGAGCTTTCAACTTATCCGCCGGGCTCAAATTGCCTTTTCCTTTTGAGATTTCCGCCGCCTCCGCCGCGTACTTTTGGAACTTGTCGAGGAACTCCGTAAAGATTTCCTCCGCCGTATCGAGATGCTTTGTGTTCTTGATTTTCAACATGGTATGAGTAACCTCCGTTTCTTTATTGAGCCGCTTTCCGACGGCCTCTATTTCGGTACGACCGATTTACTCGAGCCTCCGCTACCGCCGCGCTATACCCTTGACGAAAGCGGGAGTCCGTTTCCCCGGTCTTGCCTCGCTCGAGCTCGCGGTATATGGTCGCTTGGCACTTGCCGACGCGCTCGGCAATCTCGCCCGGCTTTGCGCCCTTTGCGTACATTTCCTCGATAATCCGCCGCTCCTCGAGCTTTAAGCACTCGTATTTCATAGCCTCTCCTCCGTTTCTGCGTAAAAAAATAAGTGCGTCGGAGCTTATTAGCTCTTTCGCACTTAATGATAAACGCCACAATCGCAAATGTCAAGTATTTTGTGCGAAAAAGATAGAATAAAT